TGATTCACCATTGGCCGCAGCAAACGGTGATATATTGATGAGAGTTAGTGGCAATGGACATGGCGGTGCCGGTGCAGGATTTACACAATTTGGTGTTGCCAGAATTGATATCGTTGCAACAGAAAACTATTCTTCTACGAACAGAGGATCACAGATTCAATTCTGGAATTGTCCAGTAGGATCAAATACATTACAGAAGATCGCATCTTTTAACGGTGATTCTGTATCATTTTCTGGTGTAGTTGAACCACAAAAAGGATTTGTTTACACACCAAGAAATTTAGGTGCTCAAACTGCAATTACTATTGATTTTGCAACTAATTCAATGATTAGAGCAACATTCAGTTCAACACTCACAATGTCTTTCTCAAATTATACGTATGGTTAAATTGTTGAAGTGTGGGTAACAAACACTGCCGGCACAGGACAAACTGTAAACCTTGGTGTCTTGGCAAATAACTCCACAACAGGTTCTACAACACTATCTGTTGCTTCAAATAGATCAGCAAAGTTGCAGTATTTCAGCATTGACGGCGATTTAGCAAATACTTTCTGTGCAATAACTTACGCTTAATAAATAAATTATTATGGCAAATAAAAACATTCTTACTATATCATCCAAAACTTTAATGGTTGAACAGGTGTATTTTTCACCTGTTGCCGTAGTTCCTCCTAATGATTATAACGAACAAACAATTTATACTTTTCTGTCTAAAGTAGAACCTTGGGTGGATGATGAGAACATTCCTGAACCAACTTCAGATGAAAAATACAAGAAACAAGTTTTTAAAAACATGTTTGTTGCAAAGAAAGTTAAATCTTCCGATATTTCTCCTGTTTTACCTAGAGTAAACTGGGAGTCCGGAACAATATATGATTACTATCGTGATGATGTTGACATGACGGCCGTTGATGAGAATGGAAATTTACTGTATAATTTCTATGTCAAAAATAGATACGACCAAGTTTTTAAGTGTCTTTGGAATAATGATGGTGATACATCAACAGAGGAACCATACTTTGAACCTGGTTCCTACAACACAAACAATGTATTTCAAAGTGTAGATGGATACAAGTGGAAATATATTTACACCATAGATTTGGGTTTAAAAGTGAAATTCATGGATGATACATGGATTCCAATACCTGTAGGTGCAAATACAACAAACCCATTACAGACCAGTGCTGGTGCAGGAAGTATAGATGTAATCAACGTAACTAACGTAGGTTCTGGTTATGATCCAGCAAATGCATTGGTAACAATTACAATTACTGGTGACGGAACAGGTGCAAATGCTACCTCCAATGTGGTAAATGGACAATTGGTAGATGTTATCGTAACATCACCAGGATCAAACTACACCTATGCTAATGTATCAATTACTTCCGCATTAGGTTCAAACGCAACCGCAATTGCTCCAGTGTCACCGGTTGGTGGTCATGGTTTTGATCCAATAACGGAACTTGGTGCTCGTCATGTGATGATTACTACCGAGTTTAATAATACCGAAAACGGTGTATTACCGGTTGACATTGATTTCCACCAAATTGGTTTGTTGGTAAATCCAACCACATATGCAAATTATCCGGTGCCAGCAAACTCGGAGATTTATAGAACAACAACAGATTTGATTGTTGCACCAGGTTTTGGTGTATATTTCTCCGATGAGTATGTTTTCCAAGGAAACACATTGGAAGATTCAACATTTTCAGCAAGAGTTTTGTCATTTAACACATCAACCAATGTATTATACCTAATAAATACAACAGGTACTTTAACATTAAATGCTCCAATTTTTGGAGATACATCAAAAACAACAAGAACACTACTGTCTTATAGCACTCCAAGTTTGGCTCCATTCTCAGGTAATATGATTCTAATAGAAAATAGATCAGCCGTTCAAAGAAGTGCAGATGGTATAGAACAATTCAGATTTGTATTGGGTTACTAAAGGAATAAAATGGCGCTATATTTTAACGTTGATCCATACTACGATGATTTTGACCAAACAAAAAACTTTCATCGTATACTTTTCAGACCAGGTAGAGCTGTTCAGGCAAGAGAACTGACCCAAGCACAGACTATCCTACAGGATCAAATCACAAAGTTTGCGGATAACATCTTCAAACAAAACTCTCCTGTAACCGGCGGTCAAGTAACTACAAATTTTGATTGTTACTATATCAAACTACAAGAAACATTTAACAATTCGGCTGTTGATGTTAACTCACTCAATGGTTTGTTATTATCCAGTGCAGATGGTTCTGTTTTGGCTCGTGTTATTGCCGTGGCAGCCGCAACCGGTACTTCAGGACAAGGTGATCCCCCAACAATCGTTGTTACATATAAAACAGGTTCTCATTTCCAAGATAATGATATTTTGTATGATGTGAATTCAAACTTGGCAGTTCAAGCCATAGTTTCAAATGCAACAGGACAGTCATCTACCGCCTCTATTTCTGAAGGTGTGTTTTACGTTCTTGGTAACTTTGTTCAGATACAACCAACAACAGTTATTCTAGACAAGTATGATAATACACCAAGCAAGCGTGTTGGTTTAACCATCACAGAAACAATCTACGATTATATCAATGATTCTTCTTTGTTGGATCCGGCCGTTGGTGCATCAAACTATCAAGCACCAGGTGCAGATCGTTACGTTATTTCTCTGACATTAAGTTCTAGACCTATTCAATTAGGTGACGATCAAAACTTTGTGGAATTGGTTCGTGTTACTGATGGTCAAGTTTCTCCTTTGGTTACCAGTTCGGTTTACAATGTCATTGATGATTATTTTGCAAAACGTGACTATGAAACCAATGGTGATTATGTTGTTACCGATTTCAAATTAACACCAAGAACAAATGTAGATGCTGCAAAATATACTTTGTCCGTTGGCAAAGGCTTGGCATATGTTCATGGTTATAGAACAGAAGTTCCTGTTGATGTGGATTTGGAATCAAACCGTGCAAGAACAACCGCATCAGAAAACAATACACCAGTATATGTGGACTATGGTTCATATCTGTATGTTGACACCTTGCGTGGTGTTGGTGGTAACTTCTTTGATATAACAACTGCACAAGCAATTGATATTCATTGCGTAGATACCGCAAACATTAGAACCGCAAATGCAACAACTTACAACTCAACATTGGTTGCATCTGGATATATCCGCAATTTTGCATATGTAAGCAACAGTTCTGATGCTGATGCCAATACCTACATTTACAAGGCATTTGTAAACGATTTGACCAATGGTTCACCATCAGCCAATGCAACAGGCGGAACAACCAGCACAATTACTTTACCAGGAACATATGCAACAGCAACCGATGCCTATGTTGGTGTCGGCATTTCTATTGTTTCTGGTCCAGGTGCAGGAGATTTCAGAACAATTACTGCTTATAATGGATCAACCAGAGTCGCAACAGTTAATCAAAACTGGTCTGCAACACCAACAACAGCATCAGTTTTTGTTTTAAATTTTGGTGTTAAAGATTCTGAAAGTATTGTTTCTGCCACCAAATCAAGTTATCCTGCAACGATTACAAGTCAGGCCAAGATTAGCACATATGGTAAAGCGGGTGGTGTTTCTTCTGGAGATGCAATACTACAAAATCCAAATGCACCAGAACTTATTTACCGTGTTGGTAGTCCTTATGTGGCATCCATTTCTGATGCATCATATAGCACACAACAGATGACAAGAAATGTGACATTCACCTATTCTGGTGGTGCGGCAACAACACAACTAAGTTATACTGGTTCATATTTAAATGTCTTGAACCATTTCGGCACACCAAGTTCAACACTATCATCCGATTTGGCGAAACAAAACTTCTTGGTGATTGTAACAAATGCTGGTGCATCAACTTTCTCCGTAGGTCAGATTGTTTCTTTTGCAAATACTTCAATCAGAACCATTACATTGAACAATGACGCTTCAGTAGCCACACTATCTGTTTCTGATGCGGGTGGTTCATTCACAGGTACAGTTGTAGAAAAAGTTTTTGCAACAAATGCTATGAATGATAGTTATTTGTTGAGATATAAAAACCTAATCACAGCAAATACAACAGCAATTAATTATGGCTCTGCCGTAACAGGTAAGAGCAATACATTTATTAATAATTCGGCTCTGACTTCTACAGGTCAAGTTTATATTGCACAAGATGAATTGGCAACAGCTGGTCAAAAACAAAGTTTGTATCTATCTGATGTTAAAAGAATTGTCAAGATCATTGACACTAAAACTTTAGGTGCGCCTACAGTTGGCATGTTGAGTTCTTCACAATATGATGTTACAAACAACTTCTTGTTTGACAATGGACAAAGAGATAGTTATTACGATCACGCATCAATTACATTAAGACCTGGTGCACCACAACCACAAGGCAACTTGTTAGTGTTAGTTGATTATTATCAACATGTTGGTGGTGAAGGTTATTTTAGTTTACCATCCTATGATTCTTCAACACTACAAGAAAACTATGAAGAAATAGGAACATACACAGCCAAGAGTGGCGGAGTATACAACTTGCGTGATTGCTTGGACTTCAGACCAACAAGACAAAACGGCACCACAACATTCCAATATCAATATGATAATGCTGGTGATGGCCGTTATGGTGTGTTTATTCCTTCTGATTTGACCACATTTGTTACAGATTACACCTATTATTTGGGTAGAAAAGATAAATTGGTTCTAACAAAAGATGGTCAATTAAACATTGTAGAGGGTTCTCCTTCTTTAACACCATTGTTGCCTGCCGAACCAGATGGTTCATTGGTAATTGCCAATTTGAACCACGATCCATATACAGGTTACATTCCAACTGAAGCACCAGCTGGTGTTTTACCAAATCTTTCTATTGAAAAGGTTAAACACAAGCGTTACACCATGCAAGACATTGCAGGTTTGGAATCAAGAATCAATCAAATTGAATACTATACATCATTGAGTTTGTTGGAACAGAAGGCTTCTTCATTACAAATTTCTGATGCATATGGTTTGAATCGTTTCAAGAATGGTATTTTGGTTGATGACTTCTCAAGTTTTTCAGCAGCAGATACAACCAATGCAGATTTTAATGCACAAATTAACCGCCGTGAAAGAATCATGTCGGCTTCACAAGCAGTTAATAATTACCCATTAAAATCTTTGGCATTAATTAATAACTTTGGTAAATTGGATGCAACAACATCATCCACATTGGGTTATGAAATTGATACGGATGGAAATATAAATTATTTCAGTTTACCATATTCAACTGCAAACGTAACTTCACAAAAGTTTGCTTCAAGAACAGTCAATGTTAATCCATTTGCATACAATTTAAAAGATGGTGTTCTATCTTTGTCACCAAATATTGACAACTGGGTAGATACAAAATATAATCCACCACTATTGATTGTTGATCCTAATTTGCAAGTGTTCGCAGCCAATACAAGTGGCACTTCTAAGTTGTTGGCAAGTACCGATTGGAAATCCATTCCTGGTACCACAACAACACAAGTTACAAGTGGCAGAAACTGGCAAACAACAAGCACTTATACTCAACAATCACAAACATCATATTATGGTGCATATGATTCCATTGGTAACACATACAATATAAACAATGGTTACATTACTGATATCAGTATTCTTCCATATATTCGTCAACAAGAAGTTGTTGTTCGTGGCAAGAATATGTTATATCAAACCAATGTCAACACCTATTTTGATAGCACAAATGTTGATCAATACTTCCGTAAAGCCAACATCATTGAATTAACCAATGTCACAGGCACATTCAGCGAAAATGATGTAATTGGTTATTATAGTTCTGGTTCTTTCTATCCAACCGCATCCGTGATTGGTGTATACAGATATCCAGGCACAAGCAATGTTAGATTATATGTTGCTGGTGACGGTCGTTCAGCGTCATACACAACCAATGGTTCTATTCGTAATGCAACATTCAATACTGCCGGTGTATATCAAGGATACTCAGCAATTGGTACAGTAAGCA